CATAAGGTTAGGGCATAAGAACTATATTAGCTGTGGAAACATAGCCAATTGTCTTATGTTGTCCTCAAACTTATCTACAATACTCTTAGAGTGAATATATAATAGTTCTGTTTTCTTGTTCAGATAAACAGCCCTATCTGTAGTTGGAATCTTAAGATTCTTTAATAAAGGATCCCAATCTCCTCTACGGATAGTGTCTATTATATAAGCCTCTCTTTGAGCTCGTAGATAATCTTCTGAGATAACCCCCCACACATGTGTGTGGGGAATTGACTCAGGAAGACAAACAGAATCTAAGAATCTTTCATCCAACATTAATTGAGTCAAGTAAATAGTGATGTTCTCAGCCATTTGGCCGAGTCCGTCAGTATATTTACTTTTATCAACTAAATCAGATGAGGAGTCTACAAAAGTTAGCATAATAGCTGAAACAAGAACGTTAAACGTTTTTTCTTCATCTAATTTGCTAGCCACGACAGGAGAAATCTCTTCCACAAAAGGAATTAATTCCAGTGCCGGAGCCTTCTTCTGTAAGATGGACATTACTGTCCATGACTTTCTTAAAATGGTGGACCACTTAGAACGAATTCTTCGTGGAAAGCCTCTTAAAGAAAGTAACTCCTTATAAGATTCTATACACTCCGAGGCAGAAAACCATCCTTTGCTCACTGCGTTGTCTAAGACCTGAATTTGGCCGGTAATCCGGTTACGTTCTGACCATAGACCACTAAGTGGGAAAGGTGACATATCGTATTCATTCCAATGATATCGCTTAGCGAACTCAAAGAAATGGTTACTAACATGTGTCTTCTCCTTTGACCAATGTACTCCTAAGGTCCGGATTAGACGACAATACTCTAATGCTATTAGGCGATTTCCTATTACTAGGTCATCTCCTAACATTGCATAAGGTAGAGTCTTCCAATTTACAGACCTGTTCTTACAAGCTTTCCACACCACAAAATGGTGTGCTAGCGTTGTGGAGTTCCAGGAACTATAAGCACCCATTGGATTTCCAACCTCATAACGTATGATATCATTATGAAATTGAAATTCCTGGGTCATTATCATCTCCCATGCATCGGCCTTTTCAGGTCCGATTCTAGTAGATAATAAATCCTTATTAACACGGATAGGAAATCTATCTGTAAAAGCTGTTAAGTCTATTGAATAATAGATTTCGGCAGTTAATAAAGAGCTTTTATATCCTGTTTGGTCAAAAGTAAAATCCTGAGGTATTTTCCGTAGTGCCTTAAATAAATACTTATGTATCGGTTTAAGAACACTTTGAGAGTAGTAATCAAAGATTGCTACTTCACGGGTCTTACCTTCCTTGTCAGGGAAGCTAATTAGTTTCCTAATTAGTCCTTCCGAACATGGAAGAAGTCTAGCTAAGAATTCCTTATATTTAAGAGTTAACTTAATATATGAGGTCAACTTTTGGCCGCCTAACAACTTGATAGATTCTATCAAATCACTAGACATAGAGAATAAATCACTTAAACTAAACATCAAGGCTTGCCCGTTAGGGCCCGCATTTGAAGTTTTGTGAAAGTTTTTAAACTCTATAGACTTCCCAGGTTTCAGCCTCCTCGAATATCCAAGGGCATACCAAAACTCTTCAAAATCTTTGGTCGAAAATGGGTACTCCTTCATTTGCGAAGGGCCCGTTATCGACTTGAGATCAGAAGAAGGTGGTAGTCTAAATCCTCTAGATATGCTGTAAACAGTTAGAAGTAGCTTTATAAAAGGTACGTCTAAATGTTCTTTACAGTATACTAAGGGTTTTAGATCCTTGGGAATTCGATGTAAGTCTGAGGAGAAATCAAGGGTATTATACTTACCTAATAGGTAAAATAATAACGCTCTTCGTTCTTTACAGAAACGAATAGCTTCTTTAGGTCCTCTTGACTTAAAAATCTTGAAGATCTTAAGAACTTGACCCTTTAAACTCAAGGGATGCCTGGTAGAGGGTTTAACCCTCTTTTCAAGCCATTTGATAACAGCTTGCGAGAATTCGGTATATTTACTTAGTTCTTTCATGCTGTTTTAAATGGGTTAATTCAGCCAAACCTTTCGGAGTGAC